GACTGACCACTGAGATCGATTTCTTGATTGCACCGGCTGGAGTTGGTCGTGATAATCACACCACAGTTGTAAACGATCTGGTATCTATTGCCGCTGCTCGTAAAGACTGCGTGGTAACTGCTTCTCCGCCTTCTGACGATATTGTGGGTAAAACTGCGTCTCAAGCAACGAGTAACGCTGTTTCGTTTGCGAATACTTGCACTAAGTCATCTTACCTAGTTCTTGACAACAACTGGTTCAAGGTATATGACAAGTTCAATGACCGATATGTTTCACTGCCTGCTAACTCATCTACTGCTGGTCTTATGGCTAACACTGACGTAGTTGCAGATCCTTGGTACTCACCTGCTGGACAACGGCGTGGTCAGTATCGTGGTGTGACTGACATTCTGGTTAACCCAAATCAAACCCAACGTGACTCACTGTACAAAGCGGGCGTCAATCCTATTGCAAACATTCCTGGCACTGGTCTGGTACTGTTTGGTGATAAGACGATGCAAGCTAACCCATCTGCGTTTGATCGAATCAACGTTCGCCGTCTGTTCATTGCTATTGAGAAATCAATCGCAGTCGCAGCGAAGAGTGTTATGTTCGAATTCAACGATGAATTTACTCGTGCAGAGTTTGTTAACATCGTAGAACCTTTCTTACGCCGTGTACGTGGTCGCCGTGGTATCACTGATTTCCGTGTCGTTTGTGATGAAACAAACAACACTCAAGAAGTGATTGACAATAACCAATTCGTTGCTAGCATCTTTGTGAAGCCCGCACGTTCGATCAACTTTGTTCAACTGAACTTTGTTGCTGTCCGAACTGGTGTGGACTTCGAAGAAGTTGTTGGTAGCGTAGGCGCATAAGGAGATAAATCATGGCGAACTTAAACGTAAATGATTTCAAAGCCAAACTTAGAGGAGGCGGTGCACGTCCTAATCTCTTTTATGTGGAATTGACTACCCCTGTTGCTGATGTCGATGGAGAACTCGCTTCTTTCATGGTCAAAGGTGCAGCATTACCCGCTTCAGTCATCACTGAGATTTCGGTTCCTTTCCGTGGTCGTCAGTTGAAGATTGCAGGTGATCGTACCTTTGAGACTTGGACAGTTACCGTAATCAACGATACTGGTTTTGAAGTTCGTAACGCTATGGAACGATGGATGAACACCATTAATTCTCATCAAGAGAATACTGGTCTCACCGATCCAGAGACTTATCAATCTGACCTTGCTGTATCTCAGTTAGACAAGGACGGAACTGTGTTGAAGAAGTATTTCTTCCGTGGTTGTTTCCCAACCAACATTTCCGCAATCGAGCTGAGTTATGACACTGAGAACACTATCGAAGAGTTCACAGTGGAGTTCCAAGTTCAATATTGGGAGTCAGAGACAACTAGTTAAGTTGTAACTAAATAAGTGCGAGGGGGGAATATCTCCCCCCGCATTTTTTTTACGGAGTAATACATGGCAGAAGACAACGGTGTGATGAAGTTGTTTGGATTTGAGATCCGAAGATCGGGTAAGAAAGATCCAACTAAAGATAATGATAAATTACCCTCTATCGTTCCCAAGGTGGATGACGATGGTGCGGGTTATGTCACTGCTAGTGGTTCTCACTATGGTCAGTACATTGATATTAATGGTGATAATGCAAAGGACAATGCAGAACTCATTATGAAGTATCGTGGGATTGCAACACATCCCGAAGTAGATGCCGCTATTGAAGATATCGTCAACGAAGCAATCAGTGGTTCAGAAAATGAATCGCCTGTTTATCTTAATCTTGATGGTATAGAAGCGTCTGACAAAATCAAGAAAATCATGCAAGAAGAGTTTGACAAAGTTTGTTCTATGTTGAACTTTAATGATCTTGCACACGACATGTTTCGATCATGGTATACCGATGGCCGTATTGTACATCACATTGTGGTGAACGAAAGTAATTTAAAATCGGGTATCATGGAAGTCCGTCCTATTGATGCGACTAAAATACGTAAAGTAAAAGAAGTAAAATATAAAAAGGATTCAAAGACAGGGGCAAAGATTGTCGATAAAACAGATGAGTTTTATGTTTTCCAAGAGAAGGGAAACACAACCAATGCTGTTAAACTGTCGCCTGATTCTGTTTCATATGTTACTTCGGGTCTAACCGATCCTAGTAAAAAACGTGTAGTATCTTATCTACACAAAGCAATTAAACCCATCAACCAGTTGCGTATGATGGAAGACTCTTTGGTGATCTATCGTCTCGCACGTGCGCCTGAGAGGAGAATTTTTTACATTGATGTGGGTAACCTGCCAACTAATAAGGCAGAACAACACATGAAAGATATCATGTCTCGCTATCGTAATAAGTTAGTATACGATGCGACTACAGGTCAACTAAAAGATGACCGTAAACACATGTCAATGTTAGAGGACTTCTGGTTGCCTCGTAGAGAGGGTGGTCGGGGTACTGAGATTTCAACACTGCCAGGCGGTGAGAACTTGGGTCAGATAGATGATATCATCTACTTCCAGAAGCGTTTGTATCGTGCACTGAATGTACCAATCAACCGACTGGAACAAGAGGCACAGTTCTCACTTGGTCGCTCGACCGAAATTTCTAGAGATGAAGTAAAGTTTCAGAAGTTCATCGATAGATTGCGTAGACGATTTTCACATCTGTTCACAGGTATTCTTCGTAAGCAACTTATTCTTACTGGGGTTATCACCGAACAGGACTGGGAATCGTGGAAAAACGATATTCAAGTAGACTTTGTTCGTGATAATCACTTCACCGAACTAAAGGATGCTGAATTGTTGCGAGAAAGATTAGGTACTATGGATCAAATCTCGCAGTATGTTGGTGAATATTTCTCACGTGAGTGGGTAATGAAAAACGTTATGATGATGTCTGACGAAGATATCGAAGAGATGAAAGCACAGGTCGAAGCTGAAAATGATGTAGGCGGAGACGATGAAGAAGACTTTGGAGTATAATCATGAGTGAAGAAACAAGTAGTGTAGAAGAGTTTATTGACGCTATTGCAGCGCAAAACTTTAACAGAGCAAAGGATCATTTCGATGCGATGATAGGTGATCGTGTTGTTGATGCTTTGGACGCAGAAAAGAAAGTAGTCGCAGATTCTATCTTCAATGACGCAGAAGTTAGCGAAGAAGACTTTGACATCGAAGAGTTCGAAGATGAAGAGGATACTTTGCCTGAAATCGAAGATCTTGATGTTGAAGATACTGAAGATGAAGTCGAAGATGATACCAACGAACTAGACGACATTGGTTAAAAGTTTCACTTAAAAAACTCTTTTTGTATAAATATAATAAACGGAAACTTAGTATGAAAACATTTCAACAAATCAGAGAAGCGATCAAACCCAAAAATAAGGGTAAGGTAGTTTTCGATAAGAAGATTGATCGTGTACCTGTTCGTATTGAAAAGGACGCTAAGGGCTTTCATGTGTATATTGATGGTGATTTTTTAGATACTTTCAAATCACAGAAGGAAGCGGAAAAAACTGCAACAACTGTTGTAAAGGAACTGAGATGAAACTGATTAGTGAATACAACGAAAACGATATTCAATGTATCGTAGAAAAGAAAGAGAGTGGCGAAAAGAATTACGTCATCGAAGGTGTATTTGCTCAGGCAGATCAGAAGAATAGAAACGGACGTGTTTATCCCAAACCCATCATGGAGTCTGCGGTAGACAAGTACGTTAAAGAACAAGTTGAAAAGAAAAGGGCAGTAGGTGAGTTGAATCACCCCGAAGGCCCAACAGTCAACTTGGATAAAGTTTCACACCTTATTACTGACCTTCATTTCGAAGGCAATAATGTGGTAGGAAAGGCACAAATATTGGATACTCCAATGGGTAAGATTGTAAAAGGTCTACTTGAGGGTGGTGTACAACTAGGCGTGTCAACTCGTGGTATGGGCAGTCTTGAGAGTCGAAACGGTGTCAACTACGTCAAAGATGATTTTCATCTTGCGACTATTGACATAGTGCAGGATCCCTCCGCACCTGATGCTTTTGTTAATGGTATAATGGAAGGTGTAGATTGGATCTGGAATAACGGCGTTTTAGAACCTCAAGTCATTGAAGAGATGGAGACAGAAATCAAGAAGGCACCGATAGCACATCGTCCAGAAGTGCAGATTCGGGAGTTCAAAAATTTCCTCTCGTTAATCAAATCTAATATGTAAGGAGTCAATTTATGACTGATGAAAACCAAGTCGAAGTTGAACTTCACGATGAAAATATTAACGATGTCGTGGAGGAAACTCTCGAAGAAAAGGCAGAACCAAAAGGCGCTGGTGGATCAGAGAAAGCACAACAAGTATCTGAACCTGAGTCTATTGCTTCTGTTGACAAGGCTGCAGATGCAACCAAACAGGCTCCAGTACCAAAGACTAAAGCAGGCATGGTCAATGCTATGTACCAGAAGATGAACGCCATGAAAAAGGTGGATCTTCAGGCTGCATATGGCAAGATGATGGGTGAAGAAGTCGAAGTACAGGACGAAGTTGTTGCGGAAATGGACACTACTGCAGAGTTGGATGCACTTGTTGAGTCAGAGGCAACTCTGTCTGACGAGTTCAAGCAGAAGACTTCAGTAATCTTCGAAGCCGCTGTCAAGTCTAAGTTGTCAGAAGAAGTTTCTCGCTTGGAAGAGCAGTACAAGGAAGAGTTGGCAGAAGAAGTATCTTCTATCAAGTCAGAACTTGTTGAGAAAATCGACAGCTACCTGAACTACGTAGTTGAGTCTTGGATGGAAGATAATCGTGTTGCGATTCAGAACGGCCTCCGTACTGAAATCGCTGAGACGTTTATGGAAAAGATGAAGGATCTATTCGTAGAATCTTACATCGATGTACCTGAGTCCAAGGTTGATCTAGTTGACGAACTTGCTGGTCAAGTTGAAGAACTTGAAGAGAAGTTGAATTCTCAAACTGGTGAGTCAATCAAACTGTCAGAAGAACTAGAGCAGTACAAGCGCAATGCTATTGTTGCTGAAGCTGCACGTGATCTTGCAGACACCCAAAAAGAGAAGTTGGCAGAGCTGGTAGAAGGTATCGATTTTGACGAAGATTTTGCGTCAAAGGTAGCGACTATCAAAGAGTCTTACTTCAAGAAAGAAATCGCTGAATCTGTAGATGTTGTTGTTGACGAAGAACCTGAGTCTGTTATAGAAGTCTCTGGAGCTATGGAAACATACCTCTCTGCGATGCGTAAACTCAAGTAATAAGATTAAAAGGAAATAACTATGCAATCTTACGATAATTTAATCGAAAAGTGGAGTCCCGTACTCAACGAAGGTGTTGAGATCACGGATCACCACAAGAAGGCAGTAACTGCTGCTATCCTCGAAAACCAAGAACGTGCTCTTATGGAAGAGCGTGCTCAGAATGCAGGT